CAAAAGTTGAAGGATGCTGGCGGTGGTAACTACATGGCCGCCTTGAGTGACAACGACAATGCAGACGAAAGGGGAGAACCGAAGGATGAGTAAGCCTTTGTTGAAGGGGGTGTTCGGAAGGGCAAGGCCTGCGGTGAACATCCAGCGCGACTATTACACTATGGCCACGGTGAATGGAGACGAAGCCGAGATCGTCATGTATGGCGAAATTGTGCAGGAGCGCCCCAGGAACTGGTGGACCGATGAACCCATCGAAGGAAACTATATCGTTCTGAACGAGTTCCTCGAGGACCTTGAACAAGTGGCACACGCAAAGCGCCTCACGATTCGGCTGAATAGTATCGGTGGTGATGCCTATGCTGCAATACCCATCCACAATAGACTTCGCGAACTCAAAGCGGAAGTAACCGCTATCGTGGACGGTGTGGCCATGTCTGGCGGTTCCCTGATAATGTGCGCTGCTGACAAGGTCAAAGTCCATCCCTCGAGTCTGATAATGATCCATAAGTGTTACGTGCTCACTTGGGGTTACTATCGTGCGGACGAGCTGCGCAGTCTTGCGGATGGTAATGACGCCGTGGACAAAGCTCAGGCTGCGATTTATAAACGCAAGACCGGCCTCGGTGAAGATGAGCTCTTGGCCATGATGGCAGATGAAACATACATGACTGGTCAAGAAGCACTAGACAAGGGGTTTGCCGATGAGCTCCTAGACGGTGATGCACCTGATATCGCAGCGAGTGCTGATTTGACTACCCTTTACGTGAATGGGCGTGCGTTTCGCGTGAGTGCTCCGCTCTCAAATTTACCAGAGAGCATTCCTACGGTCGAACCCGACACCAAGTCGGTAGAGACAAAAACACCGGCAATGACCGGTGACTCAAAAGGAGGTAAGACGATGGCAAAAACTCTTGAAGAGCTTAGGGCCGAGAATCCTGAGCTCGCTGAGCAAATTCTAGCCCAGGCCAAGGAAGCTGTGGCAAAGGAAAGTGTTGACGTTAACGCCGCTGTTGAAGCGGAACGGAAGAGGATTGCAGAGATCGATGAGATCGCCGCCCTCTACGATGACGAACTGGTTCGGGAGGCGAAGTTTGGCGAGAAACCCATGACAGCTCAAGAGCTCGCTTGGGAGGCGGCCAAGAAGGAGGCGCATAAGAGGCGGGCATTCCTTGATGATGCTGACAAGGACTTCAAGGCATCCGGCGCAGACAAAGTTGTTGCTTCGGCCACTGTTGAGGATGAGACTAAGCTTCTCACCCCCGAAGAGCGTATGGCGCAAGGGCGCGCTGACGCTAAGAAAATCCAACAGAAGGAGGATAAGTAAATGGCTCTGAACAGAAAAGTCGGCGAGATGGCATATGACAAGCTGATTGCCGGCATAACACCACCTGTGCATGTTAACTCCGGGACCATCCGGATGCTTGCAGTAGCTGCCGAATACAAGCGTGGAACAGTGTTGGCAAAGTCCAGCGTTGATAATAAGCTGGTCATTCTCGGAACTACACCTGTGGCTGCTGAGGTTCTGACACCTGATTGCATTCTGTGTGATGATACCAACATCGGCACAGAGGCTGATGTCAATGTTGCGGTTTACACAGCTGGATGTTTCAACAAAGAAGCATTGATCGTAAAATCTGAGTACACTTTAAGCGAAGCCGATAAGGATAAGCTGCGTGAGCGCGGCATCTATCTTGGCACCGTATTACCCGACTAACAAAAGGAGGATGGAACAATGCCAAACAACATCGATATTTTCGATACCTATTACATGGCCGGAGTAGTGCAAGAGATTGTCCCTCCGGCAACGTTCTTCCGTGATAGGTACTTCCCCACCGATGCTGCAGACATCTTTGCTGCAGACAAAGTGTTAGTGGAGTACATGGAAGGCGATCGGCGTCTTGCGCCCTTCGTAGTCCAGCGTGCTGGTGATATTCCCGTTGGGCGCAAGGGCTATGAAGTGCATGAGTTCGAGCCGCCCTTTATCGCTCCGTCTCGCCTTCTGACGTTGGATGACCTCCGCAAAAGAGGGTTTGGTGAAGCCTTGTTCGCAGGTTCGACACCCGCTCAACGTGCAGCTGCTCTGCAACTCCGTGATCTGACCGACTTGGACTTGAGGATAACCCGTCGGGAGGAATGGATGGCAGCTCAGACCATGATTAACAACGGGTGCTCTGCCGTAGCGTACATCGACAACGCCACTGCTGGTGTACCCTTCGACATCTACTACTATGACACGGGAGGAAACAATCCCGCGCTCTACACCGTGGCAGATGAATGGGATGATACTGGCGGTGACTTTTTCGGTGATGTTGAAGCTATGTGCGCAGATCTCGCCGAGAGAGGACTCCCTGTGACCGATTTGGTTGTAGGCACGGCCGTGGGTCAGTTCATCATGTCCAACGAAAAGGTGGCCAAGATCCTTGACAACAGGCGCATGGAGTTCGGACGTCTCGCTCCGGAAGTCAGAGTACCTGGAGTATCCTGGCTCGGTCGCTTGAACTTCGGTGGGTTTGACCTGGATATCTTCGTTGTGCGTGAAACCTACGTAGATGACAACGGGACTACCCAGTATTACTTCCCCACCAAGAGCGCCATGGTCACGGCTCCAAATTGCGGTCACATGATGTATGCTCAGGTCACCCAGATTGAGCCTGACGATGAGTATCACAGCTTCGCCATGAAGCGCGTACCCAAGTTCATCGTTGACCGTGATAAAGACATCCGCAAGTTGCGTCTAGCGTCTCGTCCTCTGGCGGCTCCAAAACAGAAGGCCGCTTGGATGTACGCGGCCAACGTGGTGAAGTAGGGTAGTCATGCGGAAAGGAGTAACCATGAGAACGATAAGGATTGTTAGTGGCGTGTATGGTCACCGGCCCGCGGGCGGCAAATATGTCGAACGCAAACGGGCCGGTGATCCCCCGTTTGAGGTTGAGGATGACAAAGCTGCTCGCCTTGTTGCACTCGGAGTTGCCGAGTATGTAGACGCTGTTGAGGAAGTCCCCTTTCAAGGAGTTGCAACAGGGCATAGTGAGGAGAACGTGGGCGAAGTGGTAGATAATTCGACCGAAGAATTCGATGCCCTAGAAACTGATTTAGAAGACGATATCATCGATGAAGATGAAACGGAAGAGATTCCTCATTATAGCACCGACATGCGAATGGACGAGCTGCGAGAAATCCTCAACGATTGCGGCATTCCCTTCAAGGTTGGGATGTCGAAAGAAGACATAGTGGATGTGTTGGACGAGTACTTCTATGGTGCGGATGATGAACCTGGTGATGAAGACGATGACCTGCCTGGGTTCGATGATGAGGATGTTGTCCCATGAGTGGCTTCAAGGACATGGTGCAAGCCGATATCAAAGGCGTGTTCCTGAACCTGGACGAGTTTGCCGAACTGCACACAGTTGTCTATGATGGAGTAACCTACGAAGGAATTCCCATGGTGATGTCGGGGATAAAGGAATCCGAAAGGCCCGCATTGGTTTCCACTGGTGGGGATAGGATTCAGGGGCTGTATCTTGTCACGGCAGTTGTTCACTTTGCCGCGAGTGATTTGGGGGGAGTAGTGCCAGAGAAGGGTATGAGGATCTCGATAAGTGATAGTGATGATGGCTTCCTCAGAGAGTACAGGGTAGCCTCCTCGGTGAACGAACTCGGGATGATTCGCCTGGAACTGGAGGCGATTGACGAATGACCGTTAGGATATCAGAAGTCGGTGCCAACAGTCTCGACCGGGTTAACAAGATACTTGCCGGCATACCGGGGGGCATCTGGAGAGCAACCCACTCGGCCCTGCAAAGGGCGGGGGCTACTGCCAAAACCAGATCTGGGCAGTTCGCGGCTCAAGAATACACCATCAGAAAAGGCGACTTCATGTCCAACGTGCACCAGAAGACACATATCAGCTCCGATGGGGGAGGCGTTGTGTCCTTGAGCATAAGCTACGCGGGCACCGTCCTCCCCCTTCTGATGTTCAGAACGAAGTACTCTCGGAGCGGTAAGCTGGAGACCCAAGTGAAGCGTGAAGGTGTTTCCACCATGTTGGACAGAGTGTTTGCCGCCAGGGTATACGGCCCTCTCAGAGCATTTGAGCGGGTGGGACGTGAGCGATTCCCCATCCAGCAGAAGTTTGGTCCTTCTACCGCACACATGATGCAGAACCCCGTAGTGATTCAGAAGATGGATGAAACAATCCAGGAGACATTTGATCGCCGCTTGGAGCACGAGATAACCAGAGTATTGAACGGTTGGGGAGGGTAGCCTGTGAACCGAATAGCATTGTTGGAGGCGCTTAGGGATTACACCAAAGAGACTGTCGCCGATCTCATTATGCCTACCCGCCAGCAAAAAGGAGATCCGGAGGGAGGCCAAAGGGCAGCCGATGTTCACCTAATGCGCTTGCCGGACAGTTCGTCCGCTACCAAAAAGGCTCCCTATATCATCCATCAACTGATAACCGGGCAAGACATTCAGGAACCCAGACAGCATGTATCATCTTCGGTGTCAATCCGCTCGATTTGTTGTGTGTATCACCCGGACGAGGAAGAGGGAGCTCTGCTGCTCCTAAACCTGATGGAGCGGCTACGGATCCGGTTGCTCAAAGACGTTGTCATAGCAGGGCAGTTCGAACTAGACCTGGAAGCTGGATTAGAGACGCTGATCTATCCCGATGATACCGCTCCGTATTACGCGGGGGAGCTTCTCAGTACGTGGAAGCTGCCTGCCGTGGAGAGGGAGGTAAGACAATGGCTGTAAAGAACAAAAAGAAATCGGCTCCGAAGGAGGAAGTGGAGGTAAAAGCTAAGGAGGCCATCACCGAAACCACCATTGAAGAGCCGGAGAAAAAACCTGCTGACGATCCTGGCAGGTTTTGTGTTTATATCGGACCTAGCATAAGGGGTGTGATTCAGTCGAATACCATCTTCCCGGGAACGAAGCCGGAAGTGGAGAGGCGCCTCGCCTATGCTATTGAGCGATACCCTTTGATTGCAAAGCTCATTTCCCCCGATAAGACATTCGCTGAGGATCGTATCAAGGTAAATACTGCCGGAAACGTGCTTAATGTGTACTACAAGAATCTGGCGTCCGGCAAGTCCAATTGAAGGAGGAATGACAAGTGGCTCAACATGGAGTGTATGTATATGAGAAGGCCACCAGCGTGGGTGTTCCCGCTGTAGCAGAGTCCGGCATACCCTTTGTCATCGGCGCCGCGCCCATTCAAAGCGCTGCAAATCCGGCGAAGATCGGGGCCCCCGTGCTGTGCACGAGTTTTGAGGAAGCTGAGGCGAAGCTGGGATACTCGGAGAACTGGAAGGACTATAACCTGTGTGAGTTCATGTTCTCCCATTTCAAGCTGTACGGAAGCCAGCCCGTAATCTTTGTCAACTTGCTTGACCCCACCGCCATGAAAGAAGTCGTTGCGGCCGTTGACATGGATGTGGTAGACCGTAAAGTAGAGCTCCCGATGGAGGCGATTAACGACACTACTTTGGTCGTCAAAGCTGCCGGTGGGTCTGGGTCTGCCTATGAGAAAGATGTGGACTATGCAGTCTACTACAGCGGTGACAAGTGCTACGTGGAAGTATTGGCTGACGGAAGTGCGTATGACGCAAACAGTTTAAACATCGCCTACCATAAGGTTAAGCCCGACCTGGTAACTACGGGCACGGTGGCTTTGGGCATGGAAGCTATCGAGCGCTGCTTGGGTGGCTTGGGCGTTGTCCCTGACCTGATTTGCGCGCCGGGCTATTCCCACGATACCACCGTGGCCGCGGTCATGGCGGGGAAAGCCGCTGGTATCAATGGCATGTTCAAGGCCAAGGCGCTGATCGACCTCAGCACCAAGGAAGGGGACGGGGCCACAGATTACAGCGAAGTAAACTCTGTAAAGAACGCCAAGAACATCACGGACGTAAATCAGATCGCTTGCTGGCCCATGCTGAAGCTGGGTGACCGTGTGTTCCACATGTCCACTCAACTGGCAGGCTTGATGGCCTCGGTGGACACTGGCAACGCTGGCTGCCCCTACGAGAGCCCTTCCAACAAGCGGCTGCAAGCCGATTCGATGGTGCTGGATAGCGGGGAAGAGGTTGATCTGACCCATGCCCAGGCCAATATTTTGAACGCCGCTGGTGTTGTAACAGGACTGAACTTCATGGGTGGATTGGTGGCCTGGGGCAACTACAATGCTTGCTATCCGGCCAATAGTGACGTGAAGGATTTCATGATTCCCATATCCAGGATGTTCGGCTGGGTCGGCAAGACTTTGATCAAAACATTCTGGGGCAAGCTGGATAAACCGATGAACAGGCGTCTGATCGACACAGTGATTGATACCTGCAACATCTGGCTGAACGGCCTCGTGGGTAATGAGTACGTGCTGGGCGCACGTGCTGAATTCCGGGAGAGCGAGAATCCGTTGACCGATCTCATGGCCGGTATCATCAGGATTCACATCTACATCACGCCGCCAAGTCCCGCCCAAGAGATTGATTTCCTCCTGGAGTATGACGTTGAATACTTGACGTCTGCTCTCCAGGGTTAGAGAAGGAGGGTTAAGGCATGCCTAAGTTCGACCAAAGTATCATCAACTTTGCGGTGTACGAGGATTCTATGGAGTATGTCGGCATGGCCGAGGCGCAGTTGCCCGATCTTACGACACTGACGCAGACCATTTCGGGAGCGGGGATTGCCGGCAACATCGAGGCTGTCATCCTTGGTCATTTTGAGGAAATGACCCTCACCCTGAACTTCAGGACCACCACGGAGCAAGCCATTAGGCTGAGCGAACCGCGTCGGCACCAGATCGACCTGCGCGTGGCCCAGCAGGTGGAGGACACCGTGGCCGGGCAGGTAAGGGTCCAGGCCGTGAAGCACCTATTCGTTGTTGTGCCAAAGAAAGAAACCGGTGGTTCTATAGCTCCAGCATCGCAACAAGATGCTTCCGGCGAGTACGCCGTCAGGTATTGGGCAACCTTTATTGACGGTCGGAAAGTTCGGGAGATCGATCCGCTCAACTTCATCTTCATGGTTAACGGGAAGGATTACCTCAGAGAGGTTAAGGCCTCGCTAGGAAAGTAACACTACTAACGGCCCAGGGGGACTAGAGTCTCCTTGGGCTTTTTTGGTTTATCAAGAAAGGAGATAATCATGAACGCTGACAAGAAGGACGTTTTTCACGTTGATCAAGACGAGTTTGATGTTGCCAAACAGCAGGCTGAAAGCAGCGGGTCGTCTTACACGCACGTTTTTAAGAAGCCGTTCGAGTACAACGGGGAGACCTACACCAGCCTGACGTTTGAGTGGGACAAGCTAACCGGTAGAGATGCCCTGGCAATCGAGAACGAGATGCAAGCGATGGGCAAGGCCCTGGTGGTACCAACCTTTTCCGGAGAGTACCTGATTCGCATGGCCGCCAAAGCGTGCACTGAGCCCATCGGAGCCGATGCGTTTGAGATAATGAGCATTGCGGACTACAACAAGATCAGGTCAGCTGCCCGGTCTTTTTTACTGCGATCGGAGTTGTAGTCGGCGATGGCGGACAGTGGATCCGGCAGCAGTGCCTAGCAATGGCCAGGACCAATAACACGCCGGTACCATGGTGGTTGTCCTTACCGCTATGGGAGTTTGTCTCCTGGATAAAGGATAGCAACCACACTCTAAAACAGCGATAGACGAAATGAAAGGAGGGCCCCCATGGCAAGTAGGAAAGAGTATGAAATGCTATTCCAGCTCAATGCGCAGCTTGGCAGTAGTTATACGAGCACCTTCAAGAATGCGCAGAGCTCCATTACTTCCATGCAGAATGAGATAGCGGCCCTCAGCAAGATCCAGTCCGATATTTCCTCGTACCAGAAGCAGCAGGATGCAGTCGAGAGAACCCGTCAGAAGCTGGGAGTGCTGCAACAGCAGTATGATAACATCCAGAAAGAGATTCAGGAGACTGGAACGTTCAGCTCCAATTTGGAGAACAAGCTCCTGGCCAAGCAGTTACAGATCGACAAAACGGCTGCCTCACTGGACAATCAGACTCAAAAGCTGGAGGCCATGGGTGTTCGCCTCAGAGACGCTGGGATTGATGTTGGTAATCTGACTGAGGAAAGCTCTCGGCTCGCCGGTGAAATGGAGCAATTGAAAGAAAGTCAAGTGGAGGCTGCGGACGAAGCTGCAAACTTCGGCACGACAGCCTCCCAAGCTTTTGCGGCAGCAGGGCAGGCACTTGTCGCCGCCGGCATCACCGTGGCGCTGAAGGAAATCTACGAGTGGTTTGGTTCCGCTGTCCAGGCGTCCGTGGAGTTTGAATCTGCCATGACCGGGGTGGCCAAGACCACGGACATGAGCAGCGAAGAACTCGCTGCGATGGCGAGGGAAATCAGGCTTCTTTCGACGGAAATTCCCATTACTACCACTGAGTTTGCGGGGATTGCCGAAGTAGCAGGTCAACTTGGCATTGCAAAAGAGAACCTCTTAGACTTCTCGACCACCATGGCCATGTTGGCTACGGCCACTACTATGACAGCGGAGGAAGCCGCCACATTGCTGGCGCAGTTTGCCAACATCACTCAGATGGATTCGGCTTACTATTCCAACCTGGCCAGCACCATCGTAGAACTCGGCAATAACTTCGCTACTACGGAGCAAAAAATCACTCAGATGGCGCAAGGGATTGCGGCTGCGGGTTCTCTTGCCGGGATGTCTGAGGCCGATATGGTTGCACTGTCTGCTGCTGTTACCTCGCTAGGTATAGAGACGCAGGCCGGTGCCTCTTCGATGAGCAGGCTGATCCAACAGTTGAACACCGCCGTGGAGACTGGGGACCAGCTCGAAGAGTTTGCCTCCATCGCTGGCATGACCGGCGAGGAGTTCAAGAAGGCCTGGGGAGAGGACGCAGTACGAGCACTCGAGGCATTCGTCATTGGCTTGGCAGATACGGAGCGCAACGGAAAGTCGGCTAACGTGGCTCTGCAGGAACTCGGCATCACCGAGATTCGTATGCAGCGCATGATTCTATCCTTGGCTAACTCCGGGGATCTGCTGAACCGTACCATTGAGACCGCAAACAAAGCTTGGGAAGAGAATACTGCTCTTGTTACCGAAGCTGAGCTACGTTATGGCACAACTGAAAGCCAGCTAACGCTCATGCAGAACGCCTATAACAACTTGAAAATCGTCATAGGCGATCAATTCACTCCCGAGCTGCGCAAGCTCTATGCGCTGCAGACCGATGTGCTAAAAACGGTTACGGACTATCTCGAACAGAACCCAGAACTCATCAAGGCGGTTACTGCTTTTGTCGGTGTGATTGGAATAGCCGTTGGAGGACTCACGGGGTATGTGGCTATCACAAAGCTGGCGACAGTAGTGTCCACGGCGTTCGCGGCCGCCATCCCTGGAGTCAACGTAATCATGGGTGTGGCGGTGGCCATCGCCGGGTTGACCGCTGGAATTGTTGCTCTGAACGAAGCAAGCAATAAGTATGTAGACGAATCCTGGTCACTCACCGCTGCATCTAGGATGCAGTACCAGAGAATTCAGGAACTCACTGCGGAATATGAAAAAGCCGTTGAGACATACGGCGAAACTTCGTATGAAGCTCAGTCTCTAAAGTGGAAACTCGAGGAGCTCACTACAGAGTATGAACTCAGCAAGCAGAAGCTTGTCGAGTATAAGGCTGCCCATGAAGCGCTCGTCAAAAGCTATGTTGAGATGACCGAATCGCATGCGAAGGCTACTGAAGAGATCGAGAAAGAGCAGCTGAGCACTCTGGCCTTGATTGCGAAGCTCGAAGAGCTTACGGCAACGACAGACAGCGCTACTGAAAATCAGCAGGCTATCCTGGGTGTGATTAAGGCGCTCAACCGGCAAATGCCGGAGCTCGCTTTGAACTATGAAGATGTAACCCAATCATCCAAAGGATACATTGAGTCCTTGAAGGCCATGGCTCAAGCCCAGGCTGAGCAGGCAAGGCTGGAAGCACAGTGGGCCGAGTACATCGATCGTGTAGGACAGCAAGAATCTCTTAGAGCGGCGAAAGAAGCTGCGGAGCTAAATGCCCAGCTCGCTCAAGAAGAGTACGACCTTGCGCTCAAGGCTTACAACGAAGCTCTTGACTTGTACAAGTGGGATCCCACGGGTGTTAGTGGATGGTTCGGCACTCTTGATGAGGCAAAAGTCCTTAATGTGGCCAAGGAACAGCTGGAGCTCTACAATTCCGTGCTGGAAGAGACTACGCTGCTCTATGAGGAAAACAGCGCTGCAATAGCCGAGCTTGAAGAAGCATTCAATGCCTATCAGAAGTCCCAGGAAGAAGGCATTGCAACTGGGGAGAACCTGGCCGAGGTCATCAACGATGTCCGAGCCAGGATGAAAGAACTGGCCACAGCCTATCAGGAAGCTTACGATGCTGCCATGGAAAGCATATCCGGGCAGTACAAACTGTGGGATGAAGCGGCCGAGGTTGTTGCCAAGTCAGCCGGCGAGATCAACTATGCGCTGGCAACCCAGGCTCAGTATTGGGCAGACTATCGCACTAACCTGGAAAGCCTGACGGCGCGAAGCGAAGACATCGAAGGCCTGTCGGAGCTGTTGGCCACGTTTGCAGATGGTAGTGAAGAGAGTGTCAATGTCATTGCCGGTTTGGCCATGGCGACCGATTCTGAACTACGGGCTATGGTTGCAAACTGGCAGGCCGTCAAAGCTGAACAGGAGATCGTTGCTCAGAGTTTGGCTCAACTCCAGACTGATTTTGCTGCTGCTGTGAGTGCGCTCCAGCAGGAGTTGGAGACAGTCATCGGTGAGATGAACCTGACAGAAGAAGCTGCCGAGAGCGGGAAGAACACCATCGAAGGCTTCATACAAGGATCCGAGGACATGCTCCCAGCAGTCCGTGAGGCCTACGAAAGAATCGCCAAAGCAGCCATTGCTGCGATCGATGCACAGCTTCAAATCGAAAGTCCGTCCCGAGTGTTTGCTGAGCGTGGTAGGTTCGCCATGAGTGGTTTCGTGGACGGGGTTTCTTCCATGGAATCTGAGGTTCTGAAAACCTTGTCGCAAATTGCGGCAGATGGTGTTGGAGCGCTTTCGGTAGAGGCTGAGGTGAGTCAAGAAGCGTCTTATCCGGAGCGGGTTTCGCTTGATGCGGTGATGCCGGCAGGCATAACTGAAATACCTCGAACCTGGGTTGAGTCTCAGGCCAAATTGGCCAGCCTTGTGGAACGCGAGGCACACATCGAAAACATGTCGGAGTTCCTGGCCTCGCTTGCGGACAGTGGCCGGAGTAGCTTTAATGTCATTGCTGGCTTATCGGTGGTCTCTGAAGAACTGGGATCGGTTTTGTCAAATTGGCGAGCAATCCAGACTAACCAAGAGATGGTCGTGGCAGATTGGGCCAGACTGGGTACGGACGTCAAGAGTGTCATAGAGGCAGTGCGAGCAGAGGGGATTGGTGGAAGCGACGCCGTATTTGCGGCGATGGCTACACCTGTCACACAGGAGACTGGCGTAGTTGCTCGCAACGATGCGCTGCGTCCAATTCAGGTGGTCTCGGCACAGACCGCGCCAGCAACGAGTGGGGTAAGGATCCCTCCCATTCAGATTACCTACAACATCACGGGCGTAAGCAATGTCGAAGAGCTAGAGGATGCGCTACGTGCAAGGGATGTTGAGCTGAAACGCACACTGATGGATATCCTTGAAGAAATCCAGATAGAAAGAGAAAGGGGGGCTTACGTATGAGCAGGACATACGTCACCAGGCAAGGCGATATGTGGGACAGCATAGCTCACGCTCAGTTGGGCGATGTGTCCTATGCCGATAAACTGATGAATGCTAACGTGGCCCTCCTTGGCTACTACATTTTTCCCTCCGGAATTGAACTGGTGCTTCCGGACGTTGTGCACCCGAAGGCCACTGATGCTGTTCCCCCATGGAAGCGGGTGAAAGGATGAGCGACAAGAATTTGGCCAGACGTACTGAGATACAAGTGTTCCTTGGAGGCGTTGATGTTACTAAGCCCCTACAGAAAAACCTGCTTTCCCTTACGTATAAGGACAATGAGGACGATGAATCTGACATGATTGAGATCCAACTCGAGGATCGGGATGGGGTTTGGTTGACCCAATGGCTTGCAGATTCCACCGAGGAGTCGGGCGAGCCCGCATCGGTTCCAGAGACTGTGTTCAAGGTAACGGCACCAAGCGGCATAAATGTGCGCAGCGGCCCCGGAGCAGATTATGCCAGAGTGGGAAGTCTTTCCTACGGTAGTGAGGTTGAGGTAGAAAGCATGTCAAATGGCTGGGCTAGGATTTCCTACGGTGGGTCTGAGGCGTATGTCAACGCTTCATACATCGCTGAAGCAGAACCGGAAGCAACCGTTATGACAGAGCAGGAGACGCTAGGACTGAAGATCCAGGCGTCTATCATCCGAAGGAACTGGAATGATGATGGATCAGACAAGATATTGGATTGTGGAGAATTTGAACTTGATGATGTGGATACCAGTGGTCCTCCATCTGTTGTAACGATCAAAGGAGTGGCACTCCCGTTCAATTCGCAGATCCGCCAGGTCAGGAAAAACAAGGCCTGGGAATCCTATAGCCTGTCCGGAATTGCTAACGAGATGGCTTCGTTGAATGGTATGGCCTGCATGTATGAGTCGTCATACGATCCGCACTACGAGAGGGTCGAGCAGCTTGCCATGTCGGACATTGAGTTTCTGTCCAACCTTTGCCATGAAGCCGGGATATCCCTTAAGGTCACAAACAACATGCTAGTCCTGTTCGACCAAAGGGAGTATGAATCCAAACCGGAGCTCCTGACCATTACAAAAGACGACAAGTCGTATAAGAGTTACAAGATGAGGATTGGAAGGGCGAATAAGCAGTTCACCAGCTGTCGTGTAAGGTATATCAACCCCGAAACCGGCCAACTCATTCAAGCCTATGCCTACACTCCAAACTACCGGAAGAACAACAAGAGCAATCAACAACTAGAAATTAAGGCCAGGGTCAGCAGCTATGCGGAGGCCAAGGCGCGGGCCGAGAAGGAATTGCGGCTGCACAATAAAAGGGAGCGCACGGTAATGTTCATGCTGGAAGGTAATCCAGATCTGGTGGCGGGTGTAACTGTCAAGCTCTCAGGCTGGGGCCTGTGGGATGGCAAGTACATCATAAACTCCGCTACGCACATCGTGGGCACCAAGGGTTATATGACGCAGATTTGGTTGCGCCGTGTATTGGAGGGGTACTGATGTATTCAGACATTCTTGGCGGCCTGGTGAGGATTGGAAGAGTTAGTTCTGTGGACAAGGAGAAACGCACTGCCAGGGTCATTTTTGAAGATCATGATGACCTGGTTTCTGGAGAGCTAAAGGTGCTGCAAAACCACCCGACCATCGCTGTCACCAAGAAGGTCGATGGTGATAAGTGGGACTACGAGGCGCAGTATGCCACGTATCCCAGGGACTTGGGGCTCGGTGAGAGCTACAAGAAATCAATACCGGACAATATCAAGCTGGAGAAAGAAATTGAGTATTACAAGACGGAAACGGATCCAAGCTGCACCTATACCGGCCTTCTGGAGAAGAAAAAACACGAGACGATCATCGAAGTGCACCCATGGCTGCCTTACATCGGGCAGCTTGTGGTATGTCTCTATCTGCCGATTTGGAACGGCGATGGGTTTGTATTGGGGGGACTGTGATGGCACAAGTGGGAGCCCTTGGGGACATCGTTTTCCAGGTGTCCGCAGATGCAATCAAGACTATAAACAACGTAGTGTGGTCAGGCTCTGCTCGATATGCTGAGCACAAGAGGCACTTGGGCAATACAGTAGTGGAGTTCACCGGGTCCGAGGCAGACACCCTCTCATTTGACATGGTGCTCTCTCTGTATCTGGGCGTTGATCCTATGGAGGACATTCAAAAGATAAAGGCATACGAACGGGCCGGTACAGCTCTTCCCCTTGTACTCGGTGAACGAAGTATCGGGTCTTATAAGTGGGTGATCAAGAGCCACAAAGTGCAAATGGAGACGTTTGACGGCCACGGCAATGTGACCGGGGCGACAGTGAGTGTTGAGTTACTAGAGTATGCGAAATCGAGGTGAGGTGGTGCATGAGCTATTTTGTCAGTTCAAGAGACCTGAGCAAGATCACTCTCAATGAGACCGATCCTGTCAAGTCCGTGTTGCAGAATATCAGGATGATTCTCACGACCAGGCAGCTCACTGTACCCCTCTATCGTAGCTTTGGACTTCCCATGAAGTTCTTGGACAGGCCGCTTGCGGCCGCCAAACTACTTCTCAAAACAGAAATTCTTGAAGCCATCTCGGAGTATGAACCTCGCGCAGATGTGGTGGACGTGAAGGTTGACATGGATCCGGATGTGCCGGGCAAAATGCACGCTACAGTGGAGGTGAGGATACGGGATGAGTAGGAACAGCACCTATCAGTTTGTTAGCACAGACACCGCAGCGCTCGTTTCCCAGCTCATTGCCTCCTACGAGCAAATGACAGGGGTTACGGTAAGGCCGGCCAGCCCGGAGAGACTCTTCATCACTTGGGTGGCTAGCGTCATTGTACAAGAGCGGGCGCTAAACAACTATACAGGCAACCAGAATATTCCCTCTAGAGCAACCGGTGCAGACCTGGACGCTCTGGGGGAATTGTTTTACAGCCAGGTGAGGCCACAGGCCCAGCCCGCAATTACCACCATGAGGTTCTATATTTCAGAACCGCAGCCAAATGCCATCCTGGTTCCCTTCGGAACCAGAGTGACAGACAAAGAGGGTACGCTCGTATGGGAGACTATCGCTGATGCATTTATTCCCATCGGAGAGACATATGTTGATGTCATTGTTCAGTGCCAAGAGCCGGGAGTGATTGGCAACGGGTACACGCCAGGGCAGATTGATGTTCTTGTGGATGTGTTTCCTTACTACGAGCGTTGTGAAAACTTGACCGAGAGCGAGAATGGAGCGGACGCTGCCACAGATGATGAGTATTACGAACTCATGCGTGCCAGTATGGACGCTTTTTCAACAGCTGGCCCCGAGGGGGCGTATGCATACTATGCACGGCAGGTTTCCACAAGGATTGCGGATGTAGTGCTCACTACGCCTAACCCGGGGCAGGTTAACATCTATGTGCTGATGGATGATGGCACCATAGCTGGTGAGGAATTAAAGAACGCTGTTTATGAAGCGTGCAATGATCGATACGTCCGGCCACTTACGGACTATGTGGTTGTGGATGATCCAGAGGTGGTACCTTACGACATAGAATTTACTTATTACATCTCAAGAAACCAGACTGCAAGTGCAGCGGACATCGAGGCGGCCGTCAAAGCCGCTGCCGACAGGTACATTGCGTGGCAAAGTGCCAAGTTGGGAAGGGATATCAATCCCAGCCAATTGATCGGGATGCTCATGGAGACTGGCATCAAGCGTGTGGACTTGGTCTCCCCGGTGTTTACTCCTATACGCGATGGAGAAGACAACTCCGTGCCCCAGGTTGCAAGTGTTGGCAGCATACAGATTGTCAACGGGGGGTATGAGGATGACTGAGTACGGTATTACCATCAAGAACCTTCTCAGAACCTTCCCGGAAGCGCTGGGAGCAGACGAGAACATGTATGCTCTAGCCACAGCGATTGCCAAAGTCCTTGCAGAGCGCAAAGATGAGATAGACAGGTTGAGGATTTACTCGAGAATTGACAAACAGCCAGAGCAGCTACTCGATATTCTGGCCAAGGACTTCAAGATCGACTGGTTCGGTTACAACTATCCTATACATGTGAAAAGAGCACAGTTTCGAGACAGTTTCAAAGTTCGGCGCAAGCTGGGAACGCCCGGGGCTATGGAAGCGGCCCTGGGCGATATTTATCCCGGAAGCTTGGTCGAGGAGTGGTTTGAGTACGGAGGCGATCCGTATTTCTTCCGGGTTATCCTGGACGTTACCGCTCAGTGGGTGCACCTATCCCACGATGAGATCATCCGGACAATCATGATGTTCAAACCCATGCGCTCCCACCTGCAGGATGGCACTGTGATTTATCGTAGCCGGGCCGAAATGGAAATCGAGCTGACCACCGGTTATGTGCTTTACAGTCTCCGGCTATGTGGTACGTACCCGGTTCGTGCCACCCAGGGAGCGATTGCGAGAAGCGATGTTATTGTGCTTACCGATGCAGACGGTGTTCCCTACACGGTGCCATTCTCGGGGGAGAACGTAACAGGCATTCACCCGGCAACGGCCACCCAGGGCGGTATCGGCGTTGAGGATCTCATTCTTCTTGCGGACGCAGACGGCGTGGCTTATGCCGTGACCATCACCGGAACACGGCCGGAGAGGGCAACGCAAGGTGTGACGGAACAGAAAAGCATTGCAGTCGAAGATAGTGGTGGAGCAGTTGCCTACCGGGCAAAGATGTGTGGAACGTCTCCAGGTAGTCTAATGTAAGGAAGGTGATATGAATGCTTGAACCTGTGGCCCTGAAGGACCTGAGGGAGTTTATCAAACGAAGAATCGTGCGTGCCAGATATCGAATAGGGTCTACGTACTACCCGACTACGCTCACGGATGTCGCTGTGCTTCCCAATGGCACCGTTCGGGCTCAGCTATCCATCATTCCGAACACTGGTGCCACCATAAACCGGGTGGAACTCTACAGCAGTGATGGAAGTTTGTGGGCTTGGCAGAATGTCAGCATCACGGTTGCGGCCGGCCAGACGGGCATCCTGTACTGGTTCGACTTTAACATCACAGAGAAGGAGGCTTAGATATGTACCCATGGACAGAATGGCGCGACCACGTAACGAGTCCATCGAATAGGTTTGTCGTTGTTGACAACAAGGATGGAACTTATACCATCACACCAACCGGCGAAGTCATGCAGCAGGGCACTCCGCAAGACCAGGTCCGCTTTAATAACATTGAAGCCGGCATCGTGGACGTGCACACGGCCCTCAACCTGCTTATGAATTATGCCCTGCAAAACGCCTGGGAAATCGAGGAAGGCGTGGTCACACTTCAAAACAATCTGGCCTTCCCCTTTAATGACAGCGTTCAGACCGTAAGCCTTGAGCGAAAGATTGAGAGCGACCTGTACATTGTTCTTCCGGAAATAGTCTCGGCAGTGGGTAACCCAGGGGAAATCGTAGTGTCGGACAAGCTGGTCAATGGGTTCAAAATTGCCCACACTGGCTCGGCAAAATCCGTCACAGTCAAATACAAAGTGATAGGGGGTAACTTGAAGTGATCGTTATAGAGAAGAACGAAGGGGCTAAGATTCCATTTTCGGTAGATGGTACAAGAGTGACGTTCAATGACGATCTGACTATCAATCTCGCCAGCAGGGAGCAGGACTGGCCTGTTCACATCGACATCTGCTTTGACGAGGATAAGGCGTTGGTGATTGGGACCGCAGCCGGGCGGGCCTATGTAGCTCAAATTGACATCCCGGAACGGAAGTATGAAGAAGACGGTGGAGAGGGCGAGGAAGAAGTACGGCGTGTTCCTGTACCGTTGGACATGGATGCTGTAACCCTGACCCTCTGGTCCATTGAGTAAAGGAGGATAGAGTAATGGCAAACTTTGATTTATCGAATCTCGCTTTGCAGGCGGTGTGCCCCGGTAATGAGATTCTCTATGACGATAAAGGCATGCCTAGCATCATGGTGAAGATCCCCAAGCAGACCTATGCTCAGCTTGGGTTGGGGGAATCGCAAGCCATTCATCCCGCCTTCATCATTAACGGTCAAGAAGTGGATGCCATTTGGCTTTCCAAGTTTCACAACATCATCGTGAACGGCAGGGCGTATTCTTTGCCGGGGCAAGATCCAAGGGCAAGCATAACCTTCGATCAGGCCTTGGCAGCTTGTGTTGCCAAGGGCGAAGGGTGGCACTTAATGACGCAAATGGAGCTTGGCCTGCTGATTAACTGGTGCGAGAACAATGGGTTCATCCCACTAGGAAATAATAATTACGGAAAGCATAGCTCCGAAACAAACTACAAGGC